CTATCGGTGAGTGGGACTACAACACAGCACTCGAAGAGTGGGGTACTAAGTGGGAGATCAGTGACGCTACTGTCGATGGGCCTGAAAAGATTGAAGGTGACTACTGGGCTTACCTAAGCTTTGATAGTGCGTGGGGTCCACCCATCGAAGCCTATAAAAATGGAATAGCTAATCACGACATCAAAATATCTGCATCGTACTACGAGCCAGGTATGTGCTTCGTAGGTCTGTATGATTTAGAAGAGGACAGTTGCTACGAAGTAGACTTTACAGATGATGACTGGTCTGATAATATACCTAGTGATCTAATCTCTGAGTGGAGTTTAGATGATGAGTATGAGAACTGGAAAGAGTATCAAGAGGAGTATGAAGATGCCTAGTTATAACGACGATCCAAGACTGTCACCCCTCAACGAGGAACGTAATCGTGTAGCACGTGCTATTGATGACTACGAATGGGAGGGTGACTTCGATGACGCTGACTCTCTACGTCACGAGCTACGCCACCTTGACGCACTACGTGACAACGGAGATGTGTATGTTCCAAATTTTTAAAGACCTACTACTGTACTGCGCCATCGCACTGATGGCGTGGGTTACATTTGGTTTAGGCTTTGGAGTGTTTTAATTATGAGTGAGACTGGAGAAAAAGAAGATGATCCGACTGATGACGTTACGCACTGGGTTGGTAACTTACCTGAGTCGAGTAATGACAGCGCTGAGCGTACTGATCAACGTACTACTGGGAGGCCAGAACAATCAGACGTTCAGCGCAAGAAACTACCAGTGGCAAAAGGAAAAGAAGCCTAACATTGTATACTTTATAGATCTTGCGCTGGGTCAGGGTCATTGTGTAGAGTGTTGGGCATACTGGAAAGTGAGGAGAAAATGGTGAAACGTAAACAGCTAGACCTCAAGGGTACTAACAAGCTGCGTGATGCAGTGGACGCTTACCTACACAGCCCTTCCTTTGCTGAGCTAACTGGTCCGACACAGAAACAGTACGAGACCCGACTAGCTGTAGTGTGTGACACAACAGTGCAGAAGGGTAAGATGTTAGGCAACATCAAGCTACGTGACATCAGTGTCAAGCATGTGACCTACGCTTACGACACATGGGTAAATCAGAGAGGTCCACGTGCGGCTAACTACAACGCTTCGTGCCTGAGCATAGTACTTAACCTGGCTCGTCGGCACGAGGCTCTCTTGTACAACCCTGTGTCCCTACTCAAACGTAAGACTGATAAGCCACGCAGTGTGAAGTGGACGACTGATGATGTGCGTTTGTTCTTAGACACAGCGTACATACAATGGAAGTATCGTAGCATTGGTCTTATTGTGCACATGTCATACGAGTGGGGCCAACGTATAGGTGACATGCGCCTACTTAAATGGGATGCTATAGACTTCGACCAAGAACGTGTAGACATTACACAGTCTAAGCGTGGGGCTGAGGTACACCTGCCTATTGACGATGGGCTACTTGTTATGCTCAAGAAACAGAAGGAGGACTTCGGGTTTCAACCTTACGTAGCACCACACGTCAAACCTAAGAGTGGCAGCTACAACCCATACTCTGAGACAGACATACATCACTACGTCAATCGTGTTAAGGATGAGGCAGGACTAGATCCTGACTTACAAGCACGTGACCTACGCCGCACAGCTATCACTGAGATGGTAGAGGCAGGCGTTGATCTTGTAGGCATCATGCAGGTGAGTGGACACCAGAACCCTGCCAGTGTTAAGCCTTACCTAGTCAACACACTCAGCGGTGCATCAGCTGCACTAGCTAAACGCAAAGGAATTACTGAATGAATATCAGAGGCTTCCTAGATACACTTAACTTAAAGGATGGAGATTCGCTACGCACGAACTGTCCTAGCTGCAAGTCACGTAACACATTCACTTGCTATAAGGATGGTGGTGACTACGTGTACAACTGCTTCAAGCTTAGCTGTTCACTCAAGGGTGCATACGCTACAGACATGACAGTCGAAGAGCTTAAGCTTCGTATGGCTAAGCCTAGAAACACTAATGAAAACAAAGAGTTACAGCCCTTAGTTTATCCAGAATATGTAGTGCAACCTACGTCTGATCACGTTCTGTTACATAAGTTCATTGATCAGTATGACTTACACAACGAGGGCTTGATGTATGACGTGAAGGACAGACGTGCTGTGTTCCCTATACATTACAACGGTAGGCTACTGGATGCTGTGGGCCGTGCACTTGATGGTGCTATACCTAAATGGTATCGCTACTCAGGCCAGGCTGACTTCTTTACTAAGCGAGTGAACCCTGATGCAGATGTAGCTGTGGTAGTTGAGGATGTGATAAGTGCGATAAAAGTGTCACACTTTGTACCCAGCGCAGTAGGGTTTGCCATACTAGGTACATCACTTAATGTTACAATAATGAAACACTTAGGTGAGTTTCGTGAGGTAGTCATAGCGTTAGACAGGGATGCCACACACAAGACCTTGCAATACAAACGAGAGGTAGAGCTATGGACGGGCCTACCTACAAGAGCATTACTACTTGACGACGACATCAAGTATGGTGTACAAGATGATATAATGAGACTTAAGGAGATGATACATTGATAGATGTAACTTACATTAACCACATGGGTGATGACTTATCTGTAGTTAATGCTGCACGTGTGTCGTTTGGTAAGAAGAGCGAACTTGTGGAAGGCACAGTAAAACAGGACGAACAAGGTGATTACCTTGAGATGGTTCTGTCTGATCGTGACACCAAGCTGATCCGTTACCTAGCCAAACACAAACACATTAGCCCATTCGGTCATGCCTTTGCGTCCTTCCACGTCAAGGCTCCGATATTCGTCGCACGTCAGCTAGTGAAGCACAAGTTCCTACGTTGGAACGAGATAAGCAGACGCTATGTGGATGAAGACCCTGAGTTTTACTTTCCTCTTACGTGGAGAGGACGAAGTGCTGACAAGAAACAAGGTAGCGAGGGTGAGGTAAAGAGCAACTTCAACATCAACTATCACACTATGGCAGCATTGAAAGGATACCAACAAATGTTAGATGAAGGTGTAGCACCAGAGCAAGCACGTATGGTATTGCCACAGTCGATGATGACTGAGTGGTACTGGTCAGGTAGCTTGGATGCATTCGCTGACATGTGCAACCTACGCTGTAAGCCTGACACACAAGCAGAGACACGTGAGGTAGCAGATAAGATTAGTGCAGAGATGGCTAAGCTGTTTCCTGTATCGTGGGAGGCGTTATCAAATGAGTGATGACATAGGAAAGATTGGTGTCGAAACTGTAGAGGAACACGAGGATGGTAGTGCAACTTATCAGTTTCACATGGATGCACATGCTCGTGGGTTACTGGCAGAGGAAGGGCTGAAGCTAGTACTCTACTGTGCCGCTGCTGGTTTAGACATACAGGTAGTGTATGACTTTATCCAAGATCATATTGAATATGAGAAAGAGGAATACAAGTTTGGAGACTTAAATGAGTAAGCTACCAGAAGGGCGCAAGCCACTACCTAATGAGTGGTTCATTGATAGAGCTAAGATTATTCAACCAGACAAACCAAAGAAAGAAAAGAAGTGTGTAGGCTGTGGTGGCCCAGCGCACAAAGATGACTGGTGCAGCTTCTGCTTGGAGGAGGAATAGTGGTAGATACACATTTCATTTACGGTATGCTAGTCATGTATGGACTAGGTGCTATACTATTGCTGTACATTACAGATGCAGCAGAGGAAGACAGACCTAACGCACATATATGGTTGGCACTTACGTGGCCTTTCATTACTGTGCTGACTGTGATTGAAGACCTAGTGTTAGGCGCAAGAGGAGACTATGACGATGAGTGAGACAGCGTTACTACGCACTCTGTTAGACAAAGAGTTCTATGACAACCACAAGGGCATACGTTGTCCTGATGAGTTGTTCACTAAAGACATGCGTAAGATCAAGCAATCCCTAGATCAAGCAATGGAAGTGTACGACAAGTCAGTCACACCTGCTGAGCTAGAGTCATTGTTCTTTACAGCTAATCGTACTATGACTACAGCAAACAAGGAGACATACAAGCAGCTGTTCAAGAAGATTGAGAACGAGCAGCCTATGCATCAAGAGATAGCTACTGAGGTTATGTCTCGTTTGTTTCAACAACACGTAGGTGAGAAGGTAGCTAACCTTGGCTTCAAGTATGTCAACGGTGAAGAGAACAACCTTGAGTCATTACGTACTTTGCTTGATGACTACAAGGATAACTTCACACCTAACCTCAACATCAAGTTCGAGGACATTGAGCTAGACACTGTGCTTGAGGGTATCCAGATTGAGAGTCAGTGGAAGATGAACATACCTAGCCTGCGACAACGTGTCGAGGGCATCAGTGGTGGTCACTTAGTGATGGTGGGTGCACGTCCTAACACAGGTAAGACTACGTTCCACGCATCTCTTATCGCTGCGCCTGGGGGCTTTGCTCATCAGGGTGCTAAATGTCTTGTGCTTACTAACGAAGAGAAGTATGTACGTGTAGCTGCACGTTACGTACAGGCATCGTCAGGTATGACTATCAAGCAGATCGTAGAGAACAAAGCTCTAGCGTTGAAGCGATACAACGAAGTCAAGAAGAACGTACAGATGAAGGACAGTACAGGCAAGGACATGAACTGGGTTGAGGCTGTAGTGAAGAGCTACCGTCCTGACATTGTAGTACTGGACATGGGTGACAAGTTCGCCAATCGTACTGGTGATAAGTCAGACATCTACTTGAAGGATGCAGCTATCCACGCACGTAACATCGCTAAGCTGTACGATTGTGCAGTGATCTGGATGTCGCAGCTGAGTGCTGTAGCTGAGGGTGTAGTACAACCTGACATGTCAATGATGGAGGGCAGTAAGACAGGCAAGGCTGCTGAGGCTGATCTGATGGTACTGATCTCTAAGAACAGACAAGTTGAGGGTGTTGACTCAGATGAAGACTTGACAAGGTACTTAACTATTGCTAAGAACAAGCTCGACGGTGGATGGCACGGACGCATTACGTGTGAACTAGACGGTGACATCGCACAGTACAGCGCATAAAGAGGAGAGCTAGAGTGAGGACAGTACTAGACGTAGAGAACAACTCTCTTGTACGAGAGGGTAAAAAGATAATGGACCCTTGGGAGCCAAGCAACCATCTTGTGCAGGTAGGTACAATTAACGTGGATAACCCTGATGAGATGCACTTGCTTACGTTTGATCACCAAGAGAAGAAGGACACGACAGGAGGTGCTGCGTTCGTACTGCAAGCTGTACTGGACGAGACAACCTTGTTGATACTACACAACGCACGTCACGATATGCCGTGGCTATGGGAGTCAGGCTTCCGCTATGATGGGCCAATCTATGACACAATGATCGGTGAGTATCTGCTACTGCGTGGCGTGAAGCGTAACATCAGCTTAGCTCACTGTGCAGAAGAGCGTCAGCTACCTTCACGTAAACTAGACGTACTCAAGGAGTACTACAAGAAAGGCTACAACACAGATGAGATACCACTGGCTGAACTACTAGAGTATCTTATTGGTGACTTATACGTCACACGTGAGTTGTTCCTAGCACAAGAGCACGACTTCTCTCAGCCAGAGAGCCAATCAATGATACGTGTACGTGACATCAGCATGAAGGTGTGCATGACATTGTGTCGCATGTATCAGCGTGGGTTCAAGGTAGACCGTGATGCACTTGAGGAAGTTCGTGTTGAGTTTGAGCAGGAGAAAGCAGAGCTAGAGACACGCATCAACACAAAGGTACGTGAGCTTATGGGTGACACACCTATCAACATGTCATCACCAGAGCAGAAGTCTCAAGTTATCTACAGCATGAAGCCTAACGATAAGAAGGAGTGGGCTGAGCTATTCGAGTATGTCAATACGGCTGACGAGTATCGCTCTACTGTCAACGCTAACACACAGCGTGTGATGAAGACTAAGGCTTACACATGCCCTACATGTAATGGCACAGGTAACACGTACAAGATCAAGAAAGATGGTACACGTTACGCTAAGCCTAACAAGTGCAAGGACTGTGAAGCACGTGGCTACAAACTAGAAGAGACTAACCAAGTAGCAGGGCTTAAGTTCTTCCCGCCTAACAAAGAATGGGTCAGCGATGCAGGCTTCACTACATCTAAGTCTAACTTGGATCTGCTTATCGCTACAGCTAGATCAAAAGGTATGGATGAGGCTGAAGCATTCTTGTCTGACATTCGTAGGTTAAACGCTATCAAGAGCTACTTGAATAACTTTGTGGGTGGTATCGACTTGTTCACTAAGCCTGATGGTTTCTTACATGTGGATCTATCACAGACTACTGCAGCTACAGGCCGCTTTAGTGGGCGTAACCCTAACATGCAGAACATGCCACGAGGTAACACATTCCCTATCAAGAAAGTATTTGTGTCACGCTTCGATGGTGGCTACGTAATGGAGGCAGACTTTGCACAACTTGAGTTCCGCACGGCTGCG